CATCATTGGTTAATGAATATAAGTAAATGTCATGAATTTCAGAAATTGATGGCTCACGAATGGACACTGAAGCGTCCGTTGTACCCATCCAACGCGAAAATCTCTCAAGAAGAGGATCTACAAAGGTCGTAACCTGGGACGTGGGAGGATTAGGATCATGAACACCAGCCATTCCCATCACATAGGCCCAAGAAGGCTCAATTTGCACATCATCCACAAGATAAGTAATATTTTGCTGAGTATTCGTAACTACATAAAATGATAATGTGGAGTTATCAACAGTTACTTGATGATTAACAGTTACTCTACCAGTCCAGTCATTAGCCATCGTAACTGCAGGACTATCAGAGAAAGTAGTGCCACCATCACTGGTAGCACGACCAATCACTGTTCCACCACCACTTCTACGCACATAAGCCGAACACGAATACCACCCACGCGGCAAATTTGTAAGACTATAATACGCACCCTCATAAGCAGCCGTATTGGCAGTAACACACCGCATACTATATGTCCCAGTACGTGGGGTAGTAGTCTGCCGAGTCATCGTTGAACCACTAGCGGTCCAACCGGTAGGAGGGGTTCCAAGCTCCATACTAGGATTAGTGACTAGATTTAAAGCCGGTGGAGTATTACTCTCCAAATTAATTAGATCTTCAGCAGTATTAGCAGACGCTAGAGTCTTATTAATAGGAATAAACTTCGAGAGTGTGCCGACAGACTCTCGAACTGTCCTAAACTCATGCTCGGAAAAGCGGTACTCAAATCCTCGGTCTATTGGCATTGCAAAACTCCGTTAATACACATAAAGACTAAATTATCTTCCCCAAATAGCCCCAACTATACGGCCATTTCCAGAAGTTGCCCGAATCACTGAAATGGAACCCTTAAGGCTAATTCCAGTATCTGAATATCCAGTACCTGCCGGAATCAACATTGACATACCATCAGTAGTGGCATCCTGACCAAAATTTACATATAAATCATTTTTATCAACAATGAATGTTATATGAGTGGCCTCTTCCATATAATCCGATACATCTAAAACTGTAGTAGCATCTTCGGTTGATGTGGTCAATGAGAAGGGTCGAAAAGCCTCATTAGGCTGGCTCAACTCCATAGTGGATTTAAGCCCATGTGTACTTCCCGATTGAATAGACATTAACGTCCCCAAACTCCACCACGAATTCTTCCATTGGTTGTTCCAGCTCTCATCACTGAGATGACTCCAGTTACCCGAACTTGATCTTCAGTGTAACCAGTTCCAGCCGGGATGAGCATTGAATTACCATCACTGGTGGCTGCTCCACCAAAATTAACATATAAATCACCTAATTCAACAACAAATGTAACACGATTAGCCTCTTCCATGACTGTAGACACATCTAATACTGTCGTTGCAGTGGCATCAGTTGTAGTTGTAGTGAAACCCTGAAATGAGGGTAATGGTTGTACAAGTTCAATCTGTGTTCGTAGTTTTGGTGCAGCCATTAATCGTCTCCTGAAAGCTTCTGCAATGTGGAAGAATCCACATAGAAAAGCTTAGGTGGCCCAATATGAGGATGCTTAAAGCCAACTATGGGTAGTTCATGATTATCAAAATGAATAGCCCCAAAGTTATATTTTCCCACTTTATTACGTTTTATACGTGAGCTAAATAAAGAGGCTAAGTTACTTAAAAGACTCATTTAACCCTCAGTGAATACACCAAGTTTTTCTCCAATCTCAGTCCATTCCTTTTTAGTACATTTACCATCACCAAGAACTCCCATAAAGGTATCAATAAAATCTTTACGGTTCTCAGCGTTCTTTAAACACTTCAATATAGCCGAACCTATCTTAATTCCTTGCAAAAGCTGAAACATCCTATCCTCCTAAACCAAAAAAGGGTAGCCAGCAATGGCTACCCTCATAAAAGGCAAAAATCCTCAAAAATGAAAGTAGCCGAGCTGACTCGTACTACCTGAACCTATTAAATTGTAAAACTAATAACCGACTGCCATTACCCTAATCTTGGCTCCGCCGATATTTACACCCGTGGCAACAATACTAGGGCCAACTGCCGCCAAATCAGCAGGACCCAAATGGGTTACTACTATTTTTTCATTTACATAGTCATATGTAAAGGTATAACCCAGATCAGCGGCAGTAGTTGCTGTAGCAGTTCCACTAACAGATTGAGGAGACATCATAATGATATCAAAACCTCGAAGACCCAAATCTGAAGGAGCGAAGGCATCACCAGTCGCTACAACAGTGCCGGTTGCTTCTATGTCTGCAGTAACAATTCTTTTGTTACCGAAAACGGTTTCGTGAATTATAGTCGATGCAAAAGTAACAGCCATTTTATACTCCTCTCACTAGATACCGCCAATCCCACCCTCGGAGGTTTCCCTCGTACTTCTAGCAAGAAAAAATTTATATATTTATAAGACCATAGGGGAGCCTGAATAAACTGACTCCCCTATGAAATAAGTGACTTAGAAGCCTAAAATTAGGCGTTTAGGTCAGTAATCTTGGCGTTGGTGTCCAAACGCAAAGCTCTCAGTTCACCAATGGTGTAGAAGAGTCCACGAAGAACAAACGCATTTGCCTGGAAGAAGTCACGGTTGTCGATATACTGCGTAGGAGCAGCGATAGCAACTTCCATGTACCGCGTATCCATGACATACACGTTAGAACCAAGGTTACCATCAGCAGCCGTGAACGAACCCTGAACATCAGGATCCACGATTACTGGGATACCACGATAAGTAGCTACCTGGAAACCAGCGTGGGAACCTGGGAGGGTAGACTCGTCGCCGACTTTGACAACAAATTCGCCCCAGTCCAGATAACGTTGCTGAGCTTGCAGCAGGGAAGATAGACGGTCAAACTGGTCATAACCCATCAGAATTACGTCAGGGTCAGCACCGTTTACACGAACCTCACGGATGGCTTGGTCGAGAAGAGACAGAGTCAAGTTCCGACCCACACCACTGTTACTGAGAACAGTAGCAGCAGAAACGTGTCCACCAGCAGCACGAGTAGCTTGGTTATATACGTCTACGCCGTTAGTAACTGTCACACCGGCAACGTTACGAGCATCTTGTTCGACAATGTCGTCAAGAGAGGTAAAGCCAGCGCGGCTCTTTATGTAAAGAATCTCGCCATCAGTCAAAGATCCACCACCTGTCCAGGTAGCATCACCAGCAGCATCAAGGCCAGAGTACGTAAGAGCGGTATCACCAATGGTGGTTCCACCGAAGGTGTCACCAACACGGAAAGTGTTACCAGCAGAAATTACTTCACCAGTACCAGAGGCACCAGAAGTCGAGGAAATGGTCATCGAGCGAAGCAGGAGTTCCTGGTTCAACTCTTTGATGTGGTCCCTAGCAGCAGCTTCCTGCTCAACTGCCAGGTTATCCCCCATACCACCCTCAAGACCGCTCATGATCTGGGACTTGAGTGAAACACCGAAGTCAGTGGCAATGATACGAGGAGCAGAGTCCACGTTGACATAATTGCTGACATCAATGGTAGGGATTGAACCAGTCTCAGTGACAGGTCGAGAACGACCATCACCACGATCAGAACGAAGCCTCCAACCAGTTGTGGGACCCCATTGAACCTTTCGTAGGATGTTCCAGAAACGAGTCTGGTTGTTCAGTGCGTCCCAGACCTTCCGGCCATAGGTCGCTGTGAACACATCGGAGACTTGCAGATAGGTCTGTTTAGCAAAATAGCCAGGTGGCATCAGGGAAGAACGCATGTTACGTTCTGCAGATGAAATATACTGAGCTATGCTAAGATCATTGGATGTAGTCATTACTTCCTACCCCCTTTTGTAGGATAGTAGTACAGGGTGTGGGGAGTAAGCTCACCAGTTTGGTTACGCATACCATTTACCAGTTTAAAGTGGCCCCGCAGATCAGAAGCATCCGTGCGACTGGTAATCTCTTCGATACCATTCACAAACTGCTCTTGACCCTCTTCCTCTGCACTCTTTTGGAAGGAATCGCCTTCCACTCCAATACGACGGTCAGGCATCTCGAAAGAAGTCTGATCTTCAGACTCTGAACCAAGGATGGATGAACCTTCCTTAGTCAAAGGAGTCATAGTGTCGCCACGAGAAGGATTGAGGTTGAATTGCTTCAAACCGCTTTTAATTCCATCACGAACTTGAGCATTTACAGATTTCTTAAGACCACTAATCTCGGCTTGGATAGCAGTATATTCCTGCTTCTCCTGTTGACGAGATGAAAGCAATCCCTTGATATCTTTCAGCAGGGCATTGACACCATCGGCACTACGTGCCATATAATTTTTCTCCATATCTTCGACTTCCTCGTCGTCTTCACCCAAGAAGTCATCTTCGCCATTGCTGTCTTCGCCGATGTTGTCAACAATGTCTTCAACACCGTCTTCCATCATGTCTTCTTCTTCTTCTTCATGATGGTCTTTAGCCAGGCCACGGTTATCATTCTGACCTTCGCCAGGATAACTGTATCCTCCAGCTCCGTGCATTCCGTCAGCCCGTGGGCCACCAGCCTGCACCGGCTGTCCGTCCACCATATGCTTTGCGAAATCAGCCAAAATGGCCTCAAGATCGCTCTTATGGAGGTATGGGTCTGTGCCTTGTGCAGCAGCCTTAGAAGACTTTGTTCCCTGTGAACCGTGGGAATCTCGGCCTACTGTATCGCCACCACTCAAAGGATTTAATTTTCCTACCCAGTCACTCGGAAGGTCTTTTCCGGTAGCATCTTCGCCACGAACATGAGGAGGATAATTTACCCCATACTCTTTGACGATATACTCTCGGAGTGCCTTCAGAATGGGCAGAAGTTCTGTGGTATTTGAAGCCATACATGCCCTCCTTTTAGGACTCATATCCATTTATAATATAATAAAATATTATAGGTGTCTATTTTTTACCAAAAATTGGTAATAATTAAATTCTAGTTTTTAAACTTGAGTCAAATTCTAATTGATTAACGTCATAACATTCAGGACATATCATTGGATCAGGCTTTTGAAGAACATCTGTTATATAAGACTTAGGATTCATTGGAGTCACACAAAGAGTAACCTCATAAATCTCTAAATCACCGACTTCAGTCCAACAGCTACCATGCTCACATTTAATTTCTTTAGATTTAGCATTACCAGCGATAGAGAATCCTCTCATACCACCCCGCAAAACCTCAGCCATTGCCTTTCTAGAAACTTCTAAATCAGTTCTAAAGGCAGCAACCACAAATAAACCTTCGGGCCGAACCTCAGTTCTCCACTCTTTCCCATCTTGATCAACAAATCGACGAATAATTTGACCAACTTGAATGCCTGAGTGGAATATATTCATATTAGCAAACTCTTTTTTACCTAAAAACTTCACTAATGCGCGCCGCATTCCATCCAAACTAATCCGATGACCCTCACGGTCTACAATATAATAATTACCCCAACCGGCAACCACCAAGGTGCGCCCTGTATCCATTTTTTGTATAGAATTTTCAGTTAAAATTTTGAATAAATCGGATTCCCCTAAAGATTCAGGAGAATCTCCTTTTTTCATAAAGTGAGATGTTAAATCTTGAGATACAGAAGATAAATTAGTATATTGTTCTGCTGCAGAGTCATTTACACTGCGAAGACGATTATCTTCATCGATGAATTTACGTCCTACTAACTCATGTTCTGGTTTCTGTGAAATCTGAGTAGGGCTGTACCTATCAGACTTATCCTCATCATCTGCAATCACATAACTGTTAGCATATCCCTCACCAATAGGTTGCTGTGATGAAGGAATCTCATGTAATTGGTCAGAAGCACGTTGCTCCCCTTCCCCTTCCTCAGAATCACCAGGTTTATGACGTTCTACAGTTCTTAGTGGCCGAGTGTCATCATCCTGAGGATATGGAAGCTGTGATATTCCTTCATAGGAACCAGCATCCATAGAATCTTTATTCAAAGAAGATTTATCCAAACCCTCTTGACCATTTCCACCATCTTTACGTCTTGTA